ATGATCGAGCCCAAACACCCGGCGCTGTCGATCGGCGCCCAGTGCCACCTGCTGTCCATTGCGCGATCATCGTTCTATTACGAGCCCTTGGGCGAGACGGAGGCAAACCTGGAGCTGATGCGGTTGATCGACCGCCAATTCCTGGAAACGCCGTTCTATGGTGTCCGTCAGATGGCTTGGCATCTCCAGAACGAGGGCCACCCGGTCAACGTCAAGCGCGTCCGGCGGCTGATGCGGCTCATGGGCCTGATGCCGATCTACCAGAAGCCCAACACCAGCAAGCCCGCCAAGGGCCACAAGACCTATCCCTACCTGCTGCGGGGCCTGCGGATCGACCGGCCCAATCAGGTCTGGTGCGCCGACATCACCTATCTGCCCATGCGCCGGGGATTCCTTTATCTGATCGCCATCATGGACTGGGCCACCCGGAAAGTGCTGGCCTGGCGCATCTCCAACACGCTCGAGGCCGACTTCTGCGTCGAGGTGCTCAACGAGGCCATCCTGCGCTTCGGCCCGCCGGAGATCATGAACACCGACCAGGGCAGCCAGTTTACATCCTTCGCCTGGATCGACCGGCTGAAGCGGGCCGGAACCCGCATCTCCATGGACGGCAAGGGCCGTTGCATCGACAACGTCTTTATCGAGCGCCTGTGGCGGTCCCTAAAATACGAATGCGTCTATCTCCATGCCTGGGAAACCGGCTCGCAAGCAAGGGCCGGGATCGGACCCTGGATCACCTTCTACAACCACAAACGGCCCCACGCCGCCCATGGCGGAAGGACCCCCGCCGTGGTCTACTGGAACACCATCAACCAAACCGATCAGCAGGCCCGGAGAGTAGCTTAAACTTCCCCGAATTCTGTCCAACCAATGGGGAGTAGCTCATTAGTACCCCTGAGGTTCGAGACGAGTACAGTTTTTAACTAATGTTCTGTCTGGAGTTTGATGATGAAAAACGTTAAGGAATTTTTGAATTGCCATGCTGATGCATCTACTGTTCCGGTGCAATTGGATCAATTAGTGCGTGATGCGAATGAAGCTATATTGTCAACCATCATCAATCTTAAGAGGTTTAATGATATTGACTTTATTATCAGTAATTACGGTGACGAAATTAGCTTTTCGGATCTCGAATACTTAAAAGAAAAGTCAAATGATTTTTTCTTTACGTGGGACTCGTCTAGTACTGAGTTGATCTCTGCGGTTGGTGTTGATGTTGTGTTGAGATTGTTTAGGGCGTTTAAGCGGTTTGAGTATTTTACGTGGTCTTTTGAGTCTAAAAGACTGTTTAATAGCTATGCTTATGGCCGTTCTCATATCACGGTTTACCGCGGCGGCAATCCGTCAACTGTTGACGTTTCTCTGTCGTGGGCGAAGCGGAAGGATATGGCTAATGCTTATGCTAGTGTTGTCCCTTCAAATGTCGTCGTAACTGGTGATGTGAGTGTGTCGGATATTTTGTATGGTGGTGACGGTGAGGACGAGATCGTGGTTGAGCCTGGCTCTGTCAGTGTTGTAAGCGTAGAACCTACTTGGTAGCCGGTGCTTTGTGTGTGATAGATATTTTTTGTGCTACGTATTATTTGCGGTGATGACTTTTTGCATTATGTATTTATTTTGTGATTGATATTTTGTTGTCTCCAGTTCTAGGGGGTGTGCTGGGTGGCACGGCGGCGGAGCATTAAGCGCAGGGGATGGCCGGAAAATCTCTATGAGACACGCGGCTATTTCATCTGGCGGAATCCCATCGACGGTAAGAAGCATGGCCTTGGCCGCGATAAGGCTAGTGCCAGCCTTCAAGCCATCGAAGCTAATTTGCATATTGCCGGGATGCTGACCAAGTCGCGCCTGATCGACCGGGTTCTGGGCGGCGATGATCAGTCGGTGGCCGCTTGGTGTGGGCGCTACGCCAAGATTCTCGAAGACCGAACTCTGGCTGACGAGACCCGCCGTGAGTTCAGCAGGCGGATCGGTAAAATCAAGGAGACGCTTGGCAGCCATCAGGTTGACAAGGTGACCACCAAGCACATTGCGGATTTTCTTCGGCCGTGGACCGACGACGGGAAAAAGCGGATGGCCCAGGCCATGCGCTCCCTGATGCTGGACATGTTCCGTGAAGCTGTCGCCGCCGGTTGGGCAAAACAAAATCCGGTGGCGGTGACCAGGGCGCCGAGGGTGGCCGTTGCGCGCGCCCGCCTGACGCTCGACATGTTCGTCGCCATTCACGCGGTTGCCTTGCGCGATCAATCCCCTTGGGTGGGACGCAGCATGGAGTTGGCCCTGGTCACGGCCCAGAGACGCGAGGATGTTGCCCTGATGGGGCGCAAGGATATGCGTGAGGGACGGCTCTGGATCACCCAGGAAAAGACCGGCGCCAGGGTGTCCATTCCGGCCGATCTGCGGCTCCAGGCGGTCAACTGGTCGGTGGGGGATGTGATCCAGCGGTGCCACGACAAGATCTTGGCTCCCACCTTCGTGCATCACTCCGCCCACCCGTGCGTCTTGAACCCGGTTACGGTCGGAAGGGCGAGGGGGTATGAGATCGTCATTATCTGCCCCGGAATGCACGGGCGACGGAACCGCCACGCTGGGCCGCGTCGGTCACGGCGTTGATGGCGCGGCGCTCAATGGTCGCGTTCATGGTGGCGATACGCTGCTCGAGGCGGGCCATACCTTCCCGATCTGCGCCTCGGGCGTCGATAACGAAGTGCTGGTAAACGCCGCCATTGGCCGAATTGCTATTCGACGCGGTGACGTTGGGCACCGACGGCGCCGAGATCGACGGGAATTGGCCCGACGCCATCTTGGCCGAAACGTCAGTCGGGAAAACTTGCTCGCCGCCCTTGAAACGCACAATTTCGGGGCCGTTCTCGCCGACGAGGGCCCAGCCCGAGGGAGCGTTGGGCGTGCCGCCAGCGAAGGCACCGGCGAAATTTGACCAGAAGCCCGCATCCGTACCGGACGACAGGGCGGCCGTGTTGCTGGCGCCGTTGTAACCCTGGCCACCGCCACCGCCGAGCCAGTCGAGAACACCTCCGAACAGCCCGCCCATCGACCCGATTGTCGCGTTATTCTGGCCGAGAAGCGCGTTTTTCAGTGGATTGATGGCGGCCAGTTTCATGAGCTCTTGGGTAAGCTCGGAAATGACCGCCTTGCCGATGTTCCGCAGGCTGGAAAAGGCGTCGTTGCCTTCCATGGCCATCTGGGTCATGGCCGAACCGATGCGGCTGAACGCCTGGTCACCGAACTGGCCGAGCTCGTTGACCGTGTTCTTATATTGTGCCGTCTGGTTCTGCACATCGACCAGGGCGTTGGCGTTGGCCTTGATGGCCGCCACCTCTTCCGGGGAAAGGTTGATACCGGCCTTTTTGGCCTCGTTCACCTTCTCGATCACGATCTTTTGGCGGTTGTAGGCGTCTTCGCCGTCCTGCATCGCTGCATAAAGCTGCCGGGCTTTGTCGACCTCGTCGGCCGTGGCCTCGATCAACTTCTTGCGGGCGTCGGTCAGCTTGATGGCGTCGTCCCACGATTCCGCCTCGCGCTCGTTGAGCCGGTTTTGCACCTCGTCCGCGGCCTTCTTGGCGGCGGTCAGGTCATAGACGGCACCGGCCAGGCGGGCGATCTCCTCGCCCTCTTTGCTGGTGATCGACAGGCCGTTCGTCTGTAGCGCCGTATAGATCGCCTGTTCGCGGGCCGAGCGACCGAACTGGTCGGCCTGGAATTGCAGTTGCTGGGCTTGTTTGGCGATGGCGTCCGAGAGCTTTTCCGCCACACTCTGCGACTTTTTCGAGGCGTCCTCAAAATCCTTGAGGTATTCCTCGGCGTCCTTGATGGCCTCGGCGTTGATCTTGTTGTAAAGACCGCTGCCCGCCGGGGGCTTGAGGAGGTCTTGCCGCTGGCGTCCGAGCTCTTGGAGCCGGTTAAACGATTCCTGTAGCGCGGTGTCGGCCTGGTGGTATTCGCGGGACCAGTCGATATTTGGCCCGAGATCAGCCCGGTCGGCCTTGATCTTTGCCACCTTCTGGGAGAGGGTCGCAAACGCCGCCGTCTCCTCGAGGTGCAGCTTGCGGATTGTCTCAAGGGCGTTCTCGCGGTCGGCCGCCGTCTTGAGCTTGGTCAGATCGGTGGCGGTTTTCGTCAACTCGTTGACGCGGGCGATCGCCTCAGCATAGGTCTGCGCCGCCTTGGCGGCCTCGTCAGCGGCCTTGGCATCGTCGAAGAACTTGGCCGCCAGCGTTCCGGCGGCGACCGCAGCAAAACCCGCCGCAGCGCCCCAGGCGCCGAACATGCCGAGCAACTGGCCCATCTGCACGCCGATGGCCATGAAGGCGTTTTGCCCCATGCCGATCTGCGTGGCCATGTCGGTGAATTGATACCCGGCTTGCTGGGCCATGCCGCGCATGGCGCCCAACTGCCCGCCGGTCTTGCCAGCCTGGCCGCCAAGCGAGGCCATGAGCTTGGTGTGCTCGGCCTGGGATATGATCCCGAAATCCAGCGCCTTGTTAACCTCGATTTGCGTCTCCGACATCTTGCGCATTGCTGCGGCGGTCGGGTCGGCCTGGTCGAGCAGGCGTTGCATGGAGGCGCGTTGCGCGTCCAGGGTGCGGGATATGGCCGCGTCGATGCGCTTGGCCGTCGTCTCCGCCGTGCCAGCGGACGACATCATGGCGCGGTCGGCTTTGTCGAGCTCCGACCGCAACAGGGCGGTGTTCGCCTCGATGCGGACGAGAAGGGCGTCGACCTCGGCCATTAAACGCCCTCCTCTTTCGCTTTCAGCGCCTGATAAAGCGCCTGGGTGGCGCTGGCGATTTCCTCGTCGTCGGCCTCGTCAGCCGGCCGGTTGGCGGCCTGATAGCCTTCGATCGCGGCGAATAATTCATGGGGCGTTGCTGCCCAGAAAACCGGCGGGGTCCAGTGAAGAACCCCGCAGGCAATGCCCATCATCCGACGGAGGGGGAACTCTTCCCGTCCGCCGGCCCGGCTTCCCCCGACGGCTTGGCCTCCTGGCCGCCGTTGAGCGCCGCCAGGACAAACGCCTGTGCAGCCGGCAAAACCTTTAGGATGCCCGTCTCAAAGACCAGGCGGGGCACGTCGTCAAATTTGAGGGTGCTGCCTGCCCCCGTCAGGCCCGCCGCAATCACAAACGAGACATCGCGCAAGGCGGCGCCGTTGGGGTCGAGCAGGCGACGAGCGACGCCGACCAGGCCGAGGCCGGTCAGCGCCTCGATCATCGAGATTGCGTCGTGGGTGGGGCGCAAAAGGTGATCGGTGCCCGCCAGGGCAACGACCACCTCGCCGCGGGCGGCGTTTGCGACGATCATCAGGGCAGCGCCGTCAGAGCACCGGCGGGCATCAGGTCGATGTCGATCACGATCAAACCAGGGTCGGGGCAGTGTTCCTTGATCTCGGAAATCAGCCCTTGGATATTGGGGTCGCTGTCGAGCAGATTGACCGCGGTAGGCAGTACGAAGAACGGGGCGTCGTCGTGCTCGGGGCCGTCGAGGAAGTGCGCCTTGCGCCAGGCCATGATGCGCTTGGTCAGCCCGACCGCGCCCTCGGCCGCCACATAGATCACGTCGCGTTGGGTGACCTTGATGCCGTGCCACGGGATGCCGTAGGCGATGCAAAGCCCCCAATCCAGCGCCGCGAACGACTTGCCGCTGGACGAGGCGCCGCAAAGGCCCATCAACCCCGTGGCCAACAACACCCGCTTTACCACCCACGACTGGGTTGGGATTTCGCGCATGTCCTTGAGCCGAAGAAACTTCCGTTTCTTTGCCGTGCTGCCCGCCCGCTCGATAGGCACGTCTATCGCCTCGGCCTGGTCGGGCAGCGGCTCGAATTGCGTTTCGGCCGAGGCGCAACCGATCTGCTCGCGGGCGTACTTGTATGCATTGCCGACCTTGAGCTCGAGGTCTTCCGGCGACCAGGGCGGGCAGCACCGATCGTTCCAATGGTCGAGCAAGAGCTCGAGGGCCATTTCGCGGCTGACGCCATAATCACGAACATGACACGCCACGCTGAAAGCGGTGCTGTCGCCGCCATCGCCCTCGACGGCCTCGGGCGCCTCATGCTGGAGATACCACGTTGCCCGGTGCAGCGCCGCCGGCGTGTCCAGCGTCAAACCCTCGGGCGTCTCGGCGGTGTCGGGGCGCTCGACGACCTGGCGCTTGCACTTGTCGATGATCCAGTCGGGCGCATCCGGCAAATCGGCGACGCTGGCCGCCTCGGCCTGCCAACGATAGGGCACACCGTCGATCACGCTGCCGGCGCCGACGACGAAGCCATGCCACGATCGGGCGTCGATGCCCTTGCCCAGCGGGCTTTCGCGCTTGGCGCTGTCTGCGATATTGCCGACCGTCTCCGGGTTGATGCCCGCTGGCAGCTTGAAAAAATGATGCTGGCCGCCGGTAGGCGTAATGGTGACGGGATGGTCGGGCGTCCCGAAAATGGCGTCGTTGATCTCCCAATTCACCAGGCCGGGCTTGCCGCCCTTGGCGTCGGGGTCGGTCACCAACAATCCGCTGGTGCAAACGCCCACATTGTACGGCTTGGAACCGCCGGTCAGCGGGTCGGACCACCAGCCGCGTATCGTGGCGGCGTCGGTGGTCGCCCGGTCGGGCCAGCCCTCCCAGATCGGAAGCTTGCCATTGGGTTGGAGCGGGAAGACCTTGAACCCCTTGGCGGCGAGCGCCAGGGCGTGGTCGAGCATGTTGATCGTGTCGGTCATGGTCATTTCCGATACCTCGAACCGCGCCAGCCAGCCGCAGCCACCGGGAGCCCGGCGGCCCAAGCGGGCGTGTCGCACATGATTGATTTGAACTCGTCGACGCTGCCGACGCCCTTGCGGATCTCGGCCAGCGCCTCGTCGTGAACATGGATGACGACCGGATAGCCGGCCGCTTCCAGCTTGAGCAGGGCGTTTGCCAACAGATCGCGGGCAATCGCCTGGATTGCATTTTCCGCGAGCGAGCCGCCGTATGTCGTGCATCGTTCCCATTTCCGGGTGATGCTGTTCACCGACATGAACGTGATGGTGTCTTTGAGCTTGATCTCGTCCTGGCCAATGTTCCAGGCCGGGCGCCGCTTCTCGATGCGCGGGTGGGCGTATGCCAGCGGGCGGCCCGACGGGAGCACCATCCACAGGAACCCGCCCTTGACGACGTACTTAATCCGCCCGCCCGCGGTGCTGACCACCCGGCCAGGGTTGGAGATGGCGTTAAAGGCGGCGTCTTCCATGTTGCGCCAGAGGGCGACGACCCGAGGGTGCGCCTCGCGCCAGGCGACCTTGATCTGGTCGGCCTCCTCGTCGGTGACCTTCATGCCGTAGATGGCGGCCATGGACTGGAACGCCCCTACACCGCCCCCGAATCCGAGGGCGAGCTCGGGAACCTTACCATAGGGTGTACGCTCTTGACTATTCTCGTTTAAAGGGTGTGCATAGGGCACTTTGAGCAGGGTCAAAATCTTCTCGGCTCCGATCAGGTACAGATCGCGGCCGGTGCCGGCATCGAAGTCGCGGAAGGCTTGGATTTTCCATTCCTCGTTCGCCAGCCAAGCGGTGATGCGCCCCTCGATGTTGCTGAAATCGCTTTGGATGAAGTCGCAGCCCTCGGCCGGGATCAGGCACCCGCGCAGATTGGACGAGATGACATCCAAGGGCGGCCCGAACAGCATCGAAACGAGGTCGATGTCGCCGTCGATGATCAACGGGATGGCGAGGTCGGCTTTCTTGACCGAGCCCCTTGGCAGATTCTGCAATTGTATTAACCGCCCGGCCCAACGCCCGGTGCCCGCGCCATAAACAAGATGTAAACCGCGGGCTCGGCCGTCATCACAGGCGCACTTGACCATCGCGGTCAGTTTGGCGGTGCTGGCCTTGGCCGCCTCGGCTCGGATTTCGACGGCCTGGCGGGCGGCGCCCTCGATGTCACCGGCCAGCATTTGGCGCACGGCGGCCTTGGTGTGGGCAGCGGGGAGGCGCTTGCCGCTCTCGTACTCGTCGAACCGCTTGACCACTTCGACGGTGACGTCAACGGCCTTGGCGGTCCCGGCCTGGGTGGTGATGAAAATGGCCTGGGCTTTGTTGAGATAGTACTCGGTGGCTTCCTGCCCCCGGTTCACTGTCCGCATGGTGCGGACAGTGCCCAACGCTTCCAGGCTGGTTAGGTGGCGTTTGATCAGGTCACGGATCGTGACCGGGCGGGCGTATTCCAGCGCCTCGGCCAGAGCGAGGTCGTGGATACGGGGCTCATTTTCGACGGGAGTGATTGAAAGGTGCATGGCTGCTGGGGCTCCAAAACATATTCGGAGCCCCAACCGTAGCCAAGTGCGTTATAAAACGCAAGGTCGTTTAGTTATATTAAGCGTCCTTGGTTCCGACGATGACGTGGATTGCCGTTATTTCCGATCCGAATACCGCAAATTCCCGATCAACAGGGGCGTACTCGCGCAGAATGACCACGTCCTCGTCGTGGTCGAGCCCATAGCCGACAAATTCCTTGATAAGCACGGCGTTATCATAGCGCACGACGACCACACCCTGGCCGTTAACCGGGGGGCGGTGTGGGTCGACGAATACAAGCTGGCCGGGGCGATACCGCGGCACCATGCTCGTGCCGGCGACATACACGCCGTATGCGTCGACTCCCCGCAAAAACGCTGGCCGCTCTGTCCAGTCCACAGGGCCGTCGCCGATGAACGCCTCTTGCGCTGGGCCTGCACGCCCGACGGCCCGTATGGGTATCTGGGGCGACGGAGTGGTGGGCTGGTGCATCAGTTTGTGTATAAACTGCAATGGGTTGCCCGCTATGGCGGGGTCTACTGGCCTGTCTCGACGTTTGGCCGTTTCTTCTTTTCTGCGCGGGGCGCCCTGCCGGTATGTCTCGATGAGGGCGAGCTCTATCTCGTCCTCGGTGACATCCCACATTTTAGCCAAGATCGGTGTCCAGTCTTCCGGCGCCGAGCGCAGCCCCCTTTCGACCATGGCGTAGTGCGGCTGGCTGGTGCGTAGCTCCTCCGCGACATCTTGCTGCCGGAAGTCGGTCGTTCTGCGAATGTCGGCGAGCGTGGGCGTTTTGGGCGGCATGTCGGTCTACCTCGTAGATGCGCCAAGGCGCTGAAACTAAACATCTATAACACATAGTTATTAAGAATTTGAATAGCCCATGCGGATATGGGCTTGCGTTCTATAACGGTCGGCGTTATACGAACCTCTGTCGTTATAAAACACAGAGGCGCACGCTATGACGTTGGCAAGGTTCATGGAACTGGCGGGGATGACCGAAGAGGCGCTCGCGGCCCTGGTCGGCGTCACCCAGCCCGCCGTCAGCAAATGGAAGCATGGCCGCGCCATCCCGCGCCCTGCCCAGATGGCCAAGATCGTCGCCGCCACCGAGGGCGCCGTTACCCCGGCCGACTTTTTCCACGGCGAGGCCGCCTAAATGGTCGTCGTCGTCACCATCCCCGGCGAAGTCACCGGCAAGGGCCGCCCGCGCATCTGGAACGGCCGGGCCGTCACGCCCGCCAAGACCCGGAGCAAAGAGGGCGTGATCGCCTCGCTGGCCATGGACGCCATGGGCGGTTGCGACCCGCTCACCGGGCCGGTGCTGGTGACGATTGAGGCGGTGTTGCCCGTAGCCACGTCGTGGTCAAAAAAGCGCCGCGCCGCCGCTCTCGACGGGACCGAGCAGCCCACGAAAAAGCCCGACCTCGACAACGTGGTCAAGCTGGTACTCGACGCCGTCAACGGCATCGTCTTCGCCGACGACGCCCAGATCACCCACATCATCGCGTCGAAGCGTTACGGCGTCTTCGCCCAGACCACCTTGACCGTGGTGCCGTCATGACCGACCGCGCCGCCCATCTGGTCAAGCGGTTGACGATCCTCGATCGAACCAACCGGCTGCGTGTCTTCGCCGCCCTCAAGGCGTGGATGGAGGAATACGGCGAGTGCCCGACAGGCATGGAGATCGCCCGCGCCACCGGCCTCGCCCCGTCGACTGCGGTGCGGCACATGAAGGCGTTGAACGGTGCAAAGGGGCTGCCCTTGTCGGTCGCTATCCGTCCGTTCCATGCCAGCCGCCTCGGCGTCCGTCTCAACGACGACAAGCCCGTGCCCGTCGACGAATACGAGCCCGTTTGGGTCGAGGTGGCGGAATGACCACGCCCGGCAACAAACAGGCGCACGAAAAGCGCATGGCCGAGCTGGCCGCCAAGCGCCGCAAGCGCGACGAACGCCTCGCCGCCATGGCCCGCCAAGCCCATCAAGAGGAACTGGCCGCCCTGGCCACCAATCCGCTCGGCCGTTGCCTGCTTGGCTCGCTGGCCGATCTCGAGGAACTGCCGACCGAGGAATGGGCGCCCTACGTCGCCCGCCAGGATTGGCTATTCCATCCTGCCGTGCCCAACGCCTTTCGCACCAACGCCAAGGTCGAGATCAGCCGTCGCCTGGCCGAGCGCATCCGCGCCGAAGGCGGCGACCCCCTCAACGACCCGATGCCCGACGAGCCCGACGGCCCGTTCCAGTCCATCGCCCAAGTTTTCAACCGGGCAATGCCCGCCACACCCGCACCGACCACCAAGACCGAAAGGACAAAACCGATGATTTCGATCACGTTGAACATTTCCAGCCCGGCCGACATCGAGGCCGCCCGCGCCATGCTGCCGGGTATCCTGGGCGGCTTTGCTGCCACCCACGCCCCCGAGGCCACCGCGAGTGTTCCGCTCGCCCCCGATGTGCAGCCGGAACCGGCCAAGAAGACCCGCGCCCGCAAGGCGGCCGAGCCCGCCCCCGAGCCGACCGTCGACGCCGACTTTGCCCCGCTGCCCGATAAGGACATCGCGGCCGAGGCGCCCGTCGAGGCCCAGCCCGAGCCGGTGGCCGAAGCCCCCGCCGCCATTGACGGCCCGGCGGTGGTCGCCGCGTTGCAGGCGTTCGCCAAGGTCAAGGGGCCGCTGGCCGTCAAGGCGCTGCTGACCAAGTTTAACGCCTCGCGTCTGTCGGACATCAAGCCCGACCAGTACGCCGCCGTCATGGCCGAGGTGGCGTAATGAACGCCCCCTTGGTTCCGATCGACAAGTCGGGACACGTCGAGCACGGTTTCTCGTCGTATAGCCGCTATGCCGCGTGCCCTGGGTCAATCCGCGAGTGCCGCAAGGCCCCGCCGGAAAAGCCCAGCCCGTATGCGGAGGAGGGCACCGACGCGCACGAATGCGGCGAGATCGGCTTGCGCCAGGGTATCGACGCGATCGAGCTCATTGACCGCAAGGTCGGCGGGTCAATCGTCGACGAGGACATGGCCGCGGCCGTACAGGTTTACCTCGATTTCTGTCGCTCGCAGATCGAAGACGGCGACATCGTTTTCGTCGAACTGCCCGTCGACCTGGCACCCCTCAACCCGCCGGTGCCGCTGCGCAGCCGGTTGGATTTTGCTCGCTATCGTCCGAGCACCAAGGCCCTGTTGGTCACCGATTACAAGCACGGCCAGGGCGTCGCGGTCGAAGTCCACGGCAACGGCCAGCTCCGCGGATATGCCCTCGGCGCCTGCGTCGAGCTCGATAAGCTCGGCCACGTCGTCTCCGAAGTGCAGATCGCCATTGTGCAGCCGCGGGCCTACCACGAAGACGGCCCCATCCGCTTCGAGGTTATTTCGGCATTCGAGCTCTTTGAATGGTCGGTCGATCTGTTCGACGTGATCAATCGCACGCTCGAGCCCGACGCCCCATTGGTGGCGGGCGACCATTGCCGGTTCTGCAAGGCCAAGCCGGTGTGCCCCGAAATGGAACGCATGGCCCTGACCACGGCCGAGGCCCAATTCACTGACACCACGATCACCGTGCCCCCGGCGCCCTCGTCCATGACCCCGGCCCGGATCGGCCAGGTGCTTAACGCCGCCGAGATCATCGAGGGTTGGCTCAAGAGTGTGCGCGAGCACGCCCATGCCTCGCTCGAGCAGGGCGTCGAAATCCCCGGATGGAAGCTCGTTCCGAAGCGTGCCCAGCGCAAATGGGCCGACGATGACCTGGCGTCCGACGCCCTGCTCACGGCCGGGTTGCCCATCCTCGACATATACGCCCGCAAGATCATCTCGCCCGCCGCTGCTGAGAAGCTTCTCGGCAAGCAAAAGGACGCGATCAAGCACTTGGTCGTCGCCGAAAGCTCGGGAACGACCTTGGCCCCGGCTGGCGATAAGCGCCAGGCCGTCGCTGGCGGCGCTGCCGCCGACTTCACTTCGCTCGAATAGCCCAAAAGGAAACCGCCATCATGGCTGACAAGTACACCTATTCCGCCACCGCCAAGACGCCCCTCGTTCGCGCCGCCTTCTTTCGCGGCGTCGAGCCCGAGGTCCGCACCAACGACAAGGGCGTCACCGAAAAGACCTGGGGCCTGACCGCCATCGCCCCGGCTGGCTCCGATCTGACGGGCGTCAAGGCCGCCATCGTCGAGGCCGCCACCAAGATGTGGGGCAGCACCGCCGGCGACAAGCTCAAGCATCCCAAGTTCAAGTCGCCGCTCAAGGACGGCGCGACCCAGGTCGACAAGGAGGGCAAGCTCTACGCCGGTTTCGAGGCGGGGCAGACCACTTTCAAGCTGTCGACCAAGTCCCGCAAGCCGGGCCTCGTCGACCGCAAGGTGCGGGCCATCATCGACGAGCAGGGCACGACCCTGGTCGATAAGGCCAACGGCCTGCACGAGATCGTCGCCGAAAACGAGGTCTATTCCGGGTGCTGGTTCCTGGCCACGTTCTCGGCCATGGCCTATGACCGCGACGACGGTTTCGGCGTCTCGCTCAAGCTGGAAAATCTCCAGTTGGTCAAACAGGACGAGCGCCTGGGCGGCGGTGGTGCCCCGGCGGCCGAGGACCAGTTTGGTGCCCTGGCCGATGCTGGCGGTGACGACCTCGCCGACCTGTTGTCGTAAGGGGGCGCCGCCATGACCGACGACGCCACCGCTCTGGGCGGAAATGCCGCCGAAATCCTCCGGTCCTTCGCCGAGCGGATCAACCGTCTCGACGAGGAGGCCAAGGCCGCCCTCGAGGAACACGTCAAACCGATCAAGGACGCGATCAAGGACGTGTTCAGCGAGGCCGCGTCGGAAGGCTTCGACAAGGCGGTGCTGCGCGAAGCTCTGCGCCGCCAGCGTCTCGACGAAAGCTTTCGGGCCGAGGTCGAGACGTACGAGGCCGCCTTGCTCCGTGAATTGCTGTCTTAGACCCGACGGGGCCGGTTTCGGCCGGCCCCCTCAACCCACGGTGACCGCTATGCCCGAATTGACCGAAAACGACATCCTCGACATCGAATTGCGCAACCGCGGCAACGACGACGTGGCCGCCTTGCTGCGCCGCATCGAAGACATGGCCGACGAGATCGCCGAGGGCGAAAAGCTGCTCGACGCCATCCGCTCTTGTGAGCGTGACCTCGACGGCATCACCAACGACCCCGACTCCTATTCGGCGCCCCTCCGCGCCCTGGCCGAAACGCTGTTGGAGGCCGTGATATGAGCTCGCCTCTCGATCTGCTCCGCGACGCCCAACTCGTCATTACCGCTCGGCATCTCGAGTATGGCGATTTCCGCGACAGCTTCGACCGCCTGGCGGCCCTGTGGTCGGCCTATCTCGGCACCAAGATCAGCCCGCCCCAGGCCGCCGATCTGTTGATGCTGCTCAAGATCAATCGGTTGAGCTTCGACCCGTTGCATGCCGACAGCCGCCGCGATGTCCTCGGCTACGGCGCCATCGGCGGCGCCCTGGCCGCCCCCGACGAGGAGGTCTGAACCATGCCTCAGCATATCATTGACCGTTGGCGTCGCCACGCCCTCGACATCGTCAATATTCGCGTCCCGGCCACCAATAGCCGCATGGGCCGAGCAGGAGTATGGCGACGCCAAGCCGCACGCAAATACGCTCTACACCTGGGTCCGAGATGGCAAAATATACCCACCGGCCGAGAAGCACGGTCGGACCTATTTTGTGCGCCACGATGCGGTGTATAGTCCTTGCGGACGCCCCACCCCATCGTTGATCGAGCGCATCAATGCCCGGAAAGCGCCGTAATATGTCCCGCCGCGACTGGCCCGCAAATCTGCGCTGCCGGCGGGACGGATATTATTCGTGGGTGAACCCGACGGATGGCCGCGAATATGGCCTCGGCCGGGATAAGCGGGCGGCGTTCGCCCAGGCCGTCGAGGCCAACTTGCAGATTATGGCGCTTTGCGATAAGCCGCGCCTCGTCGACCGCCTCAACGGCACGACAGACACCACATTCGCCGATCTGGCGGCGCTGTACCGCCAAGAGATCGACAAGCGGCTCGAGCGAGCAAAGATCGTGAAGGCGACGGCCATGTCGATGCGACAGCGCCTCGCCACCATCGAAACCCGATGGGGGGCCACGAAGGTCGCCCAGATCACGACCAAAGACGCCGCCGATATGCTCCGAGAGTATGAAGACGCGGGCAAAGAGCGCATGGCGCAGTCTATGCGGTCTTTCATGCTGGATGTGTTTAACCACGCTGTTGCCATCGGCTGGCGCGAAACGAACCCCGTGGCGGTCACCAAGGCCGTGACGGTCGAGGTCGAGCGGTCACGACTGACCCTCGAGGATTTCCGCGCCATCCACGCTTATGCCGCGGCTAACATGGCGCCCCGCGTTGCCAGGGCCATGGAGCTCGCGTTGATCACGGGCCAGCGCCGAGACGATCTGCGGAATATGGGGCCGAAGGACATCAGCGACGGCTATTTATGGGTCGTCCAGTCCAAGGGCGGCGCCCGCGTTTCCATCCCGGTCGGCATTCGGCTGCAAGTGGTCAATTGGTCGCTGTCAGAGGTGGTTGCAAACTGCCGCGACGCCGTCTTGTCGAAGCACTTTCTGCACCACAACGCGATCGTGGGGAAGGCCCGACCTGGCGACCCGATCAGGGCTCAAACCATTTCCCTAGAGTTTGCCGAGGCCCGCGACAAAGCAGGCATCACGGGCAGCACCGGGAAGACACCGCCGACCTTTCACGAAATCCGATCGTTGGCCGCCAGGCTATGGACCGACGAGCGTGGCGAGGCTTTCGCCAAGGCGCTTCTCGGCCATAAATCGGCCGAGATGGCGGCGCTTTATCGGGACAAACGGGGCGACGATTGGGTGCGTGTTCCGGGCTGA